GAACTATCACTGGCGGACAATATCCTGTCAGTCCCCAAAATCAAGGTGCCGCGGTGATCATCAGCACCGGATACATTGAAAATCTCTTGTACCGATAAAGATTGATTAGTTCCAAAAATCATGTTACAATAGCAACATGATTGATGTGATCTCTTACCTGCCCGCACGACGCAAACCCAGTGCTTCTGGTTGGATCAGTTTCAATGCACCTTGTTGTGAACACCAGGGCGAAAGCCGCGATCGACGCAGTCGTGGAGGTATCAAAACAAGTGATGCAGGATGGAGTTATCACTGCTTCAACTGTGGCTACACTGCCAGCTTTATCCTGGGCCGCAATCTTAGTTTTAAAGCACGCAAGCTCTTGTCATGGTTGGGTGTGCCCACGGAAGAAATAGAACGCATCAACTTAGAAAGCCTTAAGCATAAAAACATGGAGGGTCTGTTGAGCGATCGGCAACGGTTAAGCAACACCTTGCAGGGAATAGAGTTTGAGGAACGTGACTTGCCCCCGGCTGCAGAACTGGTAACCACCAAGCATGATCCGCACTGGAATTATCTACGCAGTCGGTGTGTGCCTGAAGACTACCCTGTGATGACTGTGCTGGAGAATGATAATGTGCATTGGACAAGGCCACAGGTCATAGTGCCGTTTACCTATGATAACAAGGTTGTGGGCTACAGCAGTAGAATGTTGGACAATCGTCAGCCCCGATACATACACGACACACAGCCTGGCTATGTGTTTGGTACAGACTTGCAAGGGGCAGACTGGCAGTATGCCGTCGTAGTAGAAGGAGTGTTTGATGCACTCAGCATCGGAGGCTTGGCGGTGTTGCATGCTGAAATCAATGATGCACAGGCACGCCTGATACGCAGTTTGGGTCGTGAAATCATCGTGGTGCCTGACCAAGACGAAGCCGGCATGAAATTGGTGGATCGTTCCATGGAACTAGGATGGAGTGTAAGCATGCCCGCATGGCCTGCAGATGTCAAAGATGTCAATGATGCTGTGATTCGTTGGGGAAGATTGGCAACTTTGATAACTATCTTGCAGGCCCGAGAAACCAGTCGAATCAAAATAGAACTAAGGAAGAAACAACTTGTTAAAAGACTACGGACTTGATGTCCAACGCCTATTCTTAGAAATGATGTTGCAGGACGCAGAGAGCTATGTGCGTGTGCAGAACATCTACAACCCCGAAAACTTTGATCGCAGTCTTAGACCAGCGGCAGAGTTTATCGCCCGGCACAGTGACGATCACAAGACCTTGCCTACGGCCGAACAGATCCGTGCGTCCACTGGTGTGGCCTTGAATCATATTCCAGATTTAAACGAAGGACACTTTGAGTGGTTCATGAACGAGTTTGAAGGCTTTACTCGACGCCAAGAACTGGAACGTGCGATTCTCAAAAGTGCAGACTTGCTGGAAAAAGGTGAATATGATCCTGTGGAAAAGCTGATCAAGGATGCTGTACAGATCAGCCTGACCAAGGACATGGGCACAGACTACTGGAGTGACCCAAAAGCTCGTATCAACAAATACTTCAACTCAGGCGGACAGGTATCAACAGGGTGGCCGCAAATGGACAAAATCCTGTATGGTGGATTCAGCCGCGGCGAACTGAATATATTCGCAGGCGGATCTGGATCAGGTAAATCTTTGGTCATGATGAACATAGCACTCAGTTGGCTACAGGCCGGACTGTCGGGCGTGTATATCAGTTTAGAACTCAGCGAAGAACTGTGTGCGTTGAGAACTGATGCCATGTTGGCCGGAATGAGCACCAAAGAGATTCGCAAGGACATAGATCAAACTGAGCTCAAGGTCAAACTTGTGAGCAAGAAAGCCGGACAGTATCGTATCAAAGCCCTGCCAGCACAGAGCAATATCAATGATATAAGAAGCTATATCAAAGAAGTGCAAGTGCAAACAGGATTGCGAGTAGACTTTGTCATGTGTGATTACTTGGACTTGCTGATGCCAGTCAGCGCAAAAGTCAGTCCCAATGACTTGTTTGTCAAAGACAAGTATGTATCAGAAGAACTGCGTAACTTGGCCAAAGAACTCAATGTGTTGTTTGTAACAGCAAGTCAGTTGAATCGTAGTGCGGTGGAAGAAATAGAGTTTGATCACAGTCATATTTCAGGTGGTATCAGTAAGATCAACACAGCAGACAATGTGTTTGGTATCTTTACCAGCAGAGCCATGCGTGAGCGTGGCAAGTATCAAATACAATGTATGAAGAGTCGTAGTAGCACAGGGGTAGGACAAAAGATTGACCTGGACTACAACATTGAGACCATGCGTATCACAGACCCGGGTGAGGAAGCAGGTTCGGTCAATAGTTTCCGCAAACCCGACATTCTTAACAGTATTAAAACACAAAGCAGAATGTCTGCACCTGTTGAAGAAGAAGTCGTTGAATCTGGCAAAATATCTGCCGATGTACAAAGCGCCAAACTCAAACAGTTGCTGGGACAAATCAAGACATCATGAATTTGATATGTTTTCCACACTACACTTGCGGTGGATTACTGTGTGATATTTTGACTGAAAACTTTTCTAGTCTTGGATCAAATGGTGGAATCAATTCATTTCACCATTCCATGGGGAAAATTGGAGATGCTGACACAGTGATGATTGATTATGATGCATCGGAGTTTTTGAATCAATTAAAAAAAAGAAACGTTGCTGATTCAGATTGGATTGGCACTCATTGTTGGCCAGGGAAATTAGATCTATCATTGTTTGACCAAGTCATTGTGGTGACTACCTGTACATTCAAAAGCCAACTATATCGTTGGACTCGAGCCTACTACCTATATTATTTTAATTCTCAACCTTGGATCGAAGTAAGTGGAATGGCACGCATCGACAAGGAACGTGAAACAGCAAAAAACTATTTGATACCATTTGAACCAGTTTTCCACCCGAATGTAATCAACATTGAATTTGCAGAAGTGGTAGAAAACTCTGTGCAATTTCAAAATTTAGTCAAACCAAAAAAAGTCACGCACCATCTAGAACGTTGGCGCCAGGTCAACAACTTTTTGTTTGATTCAGAGATTTGGAAAAGTGTTCCATTTCAACGCTTCTATGAAGCTCAAACAGAAACAAAATTGTGCCAGTACTATGAGTACTAACAAAATTTTTTGTTTAGGCGACGGATATGCCCACGGAAATATATGGCCAGAATGGCCTCAAATTTTACAGGCATTGTTGCCTGATCTCGACGTAGTCACTGGCACCGGCGTCGGAGCAGGCAATGAATTCCTCATTGACACCTTGTTGAATTTTGATTGCGAAAATCAAACAGTGATTTTCCAATGGGCTCAGCCCAATAGATTTGACAAATTGTTACAAGATACACAATGGAAAATTTTGGCCCAACAAGATCCAGTGTATTTTGACAATTTTGAACACAACACGTCTGGTATCTGGTGGTTGTCTAGCAACAGCCAAACCCCAAAAATACAAGAATATCATGAGTTTTTTGTACAATCAGAACAGGAACAACTGCGACTGAAAAATCAAAAGATTTTGATAGAAAATTATTTGCAAAACAAAAAATGTCGTTATTGGTTCACCAGCATAAAACAACAAGAGGAATTTTGTAGATCACATCAACACAAAGATCTACGAGGCGATCAAATACAGCCCAGTACAATTATGCATTTTTATTTTGTAGTTGAGTGCATCAAACCCGCCTTGAATCTGCCAATCAACGATGAATTACAACAAGCATTGCTTGAAAAAATCTCTCAAACTCAATGGAAAGCCTTTGACCCAGACCGCAAATATATTTGGCAGGAAATTTGCCATGAAATTAGATCAAAATACAAAACGATAATGAATAAATAATAAAAAGGTCCTGGCCCAAAATGCAGAAAAAAACTCGTAGTCTATTAGAAGAATTGGATGAAATGTATGTACATCGCGATTCGCGCCTGGTCATTGAAACCCGTGCCAGCAACATAATAGCCAGTGCCATACGCCTGTTGGAACAGATCGACCAATCTTACCCGGCTGAGCAAGCTGAGAATTTGAAACGCAAACTACTCAACGCCATCAACCAGCGTGACCCTGCAAAATTTACCCGCACAGTGAGACGCACCGATGCAAATTCATGAAGTTACACAGCTGACCACTGAAGGCATACTGAAAACCATTGGGCAAGACATCAAGGGTGCTGTGGGCGGCGCACTTGACAAGGCCGGTGCGGTGCTGAGCACACCTGGCGCCCTGACCACAGCCCGCGGCTACGGTGCAACCATAGACAAGGCCGAACGTGCTCAAGCTGACAAATACATGCAACAATATCAGCAACAACTTGCACAGCAGACACAACAACATGCTAAAAAATTAAGCCAAGGCTGGGTCAATCACATGAAAGCCTCGGGCATTGATCCTGCCGCAACCACGCCTCGGGCTGCTCCAGGCCAAATGCCTGCCGATGTTGCGGCCAGTGCCCAGGGACAAAAAATGCAACAGGCTTACGGACCGCCTCGAGGTGGAATCCAGGGCATGCCATCCGATGATCTCAAAGAACAAACTGGCTCCGACAACGTGATAGATCAATTCCGGAAGTGGTCCGATGGTCAGCTGACTGGCCGGATCACCGGCACACGTAACCAAGTCAGCATGGACGATGTCAGACAAGATCCAACTGAAAAAGCCAAACTTGACGCCATACTAGGTCGTATAGCCCAAAAGCCCGACGATGCCGCGGCAGTGGAAGAATATTTGACCACGGCCATGCAGGCCATGCAACGGATCTCAGCAGAAAAAAGAACCAGTTTAGGTATATCTCGTGGCGCAACTGCCGCCACCGACGACGAAATCTTGCCGCGATACATACCACCCACACAGTTGGAAGAACTCAAACAACTGGCGAGAAATATCAAGGTTGCCACAAAAATCAAAAAAGAACTGGGCATAACATAATGCGCTTGAATGAAGGTGGCAACGTATTCAAAGATGCAGATGGTCGGGCACTGACACAACGTATCAATCAGACTGATGTAAAGTCTACTCTGGCCTGGTTGGAGGAACTGGTTCCAGGCCTGGATTTGCAAGGCAACACCCTGGGTAGCACGGGCATCAAGGCCACATCGGGCGACTTGGACATTGCCGTAGACACTACGCAGGTCAGCAAAGAACAAATGGTAGCACAGCTCACACGCTGGGCACAAAGCCACGGATTCAAACCCGAAGAATGGGTGCGCAAAAGTGGCACTGCGGTGCATTTCCGAACTCCCATCAACGGTAGACCAGATAGTGGATATGTTCAAACTGACTTTATGTTCCTGCAGAATATTCCTTGGTCAAAATTTGTGTTGGGCGCTATGCCCCCAGATTCACGATACAAGGGCAAAGAACGCAACGTGCTTATGAATAGCATAGCCAAAAGCAAGGGCTACAAACTAAACCAGATAGCTGGCATTGCCGATCGCAATACCAACGAAATCATTACTGATGATCCAGATGCAGTGGCCAAGATGCTGTTGAATAAAACAGCCAGCCGTCAGGACTTGGCGTCAGTGGAGACGATCCTACAAGCTCTCAGCACAGATCCAGAACGTGAATCTAAACTGGCCGACTTCCGCGAACACATGAAGCGTGAAGGCCTGCCATTTCTGGAAAGTGCCGACTTGTATCGTCCTGTGAGTGACAGCTATTTCTTGGCTCGCTTGCGAGATCGCATAGTGAATCAAGGCATGGTTCCTATCATGGAAGCCGCCAACCCCAGGATCGAACATCTTGAAGACCTGGTATTTGAACGTGGCACACGTGGTGTGCGTGAAGCCCTGGACATCATCCAGCATGCCGCAGAAGATACCAGAAAGACAACTACGGTCAAGTGGGACGGTAAACCGGCCATCATCTGGGGTCGTAAACCCACAGGTGAATTTGTGCTCACTGACAAATCTGGATTCACAGCCAAGGGCTATGATGGCCTGGCCACAAGCCCAGAAATGATGGCTCGCATACAGCGTCAACGCAGTGGTGAACGTGGTGAACTGATTGAAATCTACAACAAACTGTTTCCCATGTTGCGTGCAACCACTCCAGAAAACTTCCGTGGTTATGTGCAAGGTGATTTGTTGTACACAGAAACTCCACCTGAGGTTGCAGGTGCTTATGTGTTCAAGCCCAACTTTGTGGAATACAAGATACCAGCGGCCAGCAAACTGGGGGAACGCATTGGCGCCAGTGAAGTAGGCATAGCTGCACACACCAGATATCGAGCACCGGATGCTGGCCCAGAGCCCATACATCATATCAATCTTGAAGCTGTACCCGGACTCCTGGTCATTGAACCCACGGTCAAGGATATCAAAAATGTGGTGCCCAACAAGAAATTGATCCAACAATTAAAACAGATTGTGAATCAAAATAGTGCGGCCATAGATGGTCTTTTCAATCCTAGTGAACTGCGTGCCGCTCAACTCAGCGACTTGCCACAGTTGTGCAAACGCTACATCAACTCAAGAATTATGAGTGATTATGAAGATTTATTATCTGGGTTTGGTGACTGGTTGCAGGCCAATGTCACTCCAAGAAAATACAACAACATAGTTGAATACTTGCAGAGTCCCCGAAGCAACAGCGACGGCATGGTAGCTGCTTTCACAGCTTTCTTATTGTTGCACGAAATCAAGACTGACATGCTGGAACAACTAGATCGCCAGCAACCTGGGCAAGAAGGCTGGGTCCTGGCTACCGACGCAGGGCGTGCAAAACTGGTAAATCGCTTTGGTTTCAGCGCCGGAAACCGCATCTTAAACAATCCTAATTTGGCCACCTAGCCAGCCATTTTTACCAAAACTCATAAATAAAAGTAGGTCCTTTGTGACCATATATTAAGGAGAATCAAAATGGCATTTATTACCCCCGTATCTGGTGGCGCACAACCAGTATTTGCAACCGACGTTCGTAACCCAGTTGCAGCAAACGCAAGCACAGCAGCAACACCTGTAAACTTTGCTGGTCCTAAATTAGACTTTTATCAAGTTGTTGCCAACACATCTGTTGCAGGTCAACAAGATGTTAACGAGTATGTTTCCAACGTTATCCAAGCTCTACAGAGCACATGTACAGTTGCTATGTACCAAGTTGACGCCGACAAGATCAGCTTTGGTATTTTCCCAACAGGCGCATTTGGTAACAGTGCAGCAAATCCCCCAACAACAGTGAACACAGCTAACTTCTTGGCCGCTGCCAACATCACTTATGCTGGTTTTCAGTTGGATACTTGCACAAGCATTGGTTTCAAACTTGCAGCATCCTAATCGAAAACATCGATTGCACGAAACCCGCTCCGGCGGGTTTTTTGTTGATCATTCGTTTGCATACTAAATATTTTTGTAGCAACAGCTACGCTCGTGTTACACACACATACACACAGAAAGGAGTATATCATGAGCAAATCACCCTACGAGATCCGTCTCGAACTTCTCAAGCTGGCCAACGAAATTCTCTGCACGCCAGTGTATCAAAGTCGCGAAAGCAAACTGCAAGAATGGCACGCCAGTCGTGAAGTTTATGCTAACGAGATTGCACCGAGAGATCCCAAACCGTTCCCAACCTTGCCTGATTTTCCATCCACCACGGATGTGATCAGCAAGGCCGAAGAACTCAACCGGTTTGTGAGTCAGCAATAAACAAGGCCCCGCAAGGGGCTTTGTAGTAAATACATCATGCAGGTCAGCAAAATAACTGAAGTAACCATATTTGAAAGCCCCGATGGTGGGCGCACTGTGTATGCCCGTAATCCAGGTAGCAAAGATCGTACCTTGCACTGGCAAGATCCCGACCTGCAACGCGAACTGGCCGAACTGGAAAGTCAGAAACGCTGGGTAGACATATTCCAAGCCCGACGAGACAATCCAGAACTGGATCACTTGTGCGAGCAGGTAGAAATCCTGTATGAGTTAGGCAAAAGATAATGAAATATGTTTGCCAGACTTTGTTTGACATCACAGCAACCGGGGTCACAGGACATTTCAAAATAAATGGCATGCCTTTTGTTGATCGTGCTGGTCAACGTATCATAGACAATGATTCCTGGCATCGTAGCAGAAATCAACAACGCAACTGGGAAACATTAACACC